TGTTCCCCAAACTGTAGATCTACTCGATACCAAGAAAGGGTCAGGTTTCGGCTGCAGTGGCACCAAAGGTGCTGCTTGGGCCCATGACCCTCTCCTCTGTTCTTATTGTGTAGATCACCCGTCCGATTGGAATGATACCCTCCCCGTTTGGGTTTGCTCTGGCAAACTCGAGGTCCGGTTGACTTCAAAGGACTGTCGTTGTTATCTTATCTGTCCCTTGTGGCTACAGATGCAACTTCAGCGCTTTTGTAAAGGTCAAAATAACCAGTTCCTTGAGTCTCGCTTCAAGCTCCCTTCCGCAGTTGGTATGAATCTCCCGTACGAGTGGCCTAAGCTCCATGCCCATTTGCATCGTTATTCTACACCAGGTTTTAAAACCAAGTATTTCCAGGGTGATATCGAAAAATTCGACTCCACCCAGTACCGTGCTTTTTATCACCTGATTTGCAAACTTAGAGCCCACGGCCTGCACCTTGGTGGTGCCGCCAAAGCTGAATTTGAATCTCTTTACTATAACATTATCAACCGTGTCGTAGTGTTGCCCAATGGGTCTGTCGTCTTTACTAAAGATGGTAATCCTTCTGGGTCTCCTAACACCACAACCGACAACGGTATGGTTCACATTGCCATGTTGTTGATGTGTTGGTTTAAAGAATTTAACACATTTTCTGGTTTCGTCTCCTTTTTGGACCGAACCGGATATGTTGTTTTCGGCGATGACTGCATCGCAGCAATAAACTGTCCTGATGATGAACGCTTTTTTGCCAAATTACCCGAACTTTGGCGCTCTCTTTACGGAAGCAATTTCGTGACGGAGATCGTCGATGATTGGAGTAAGGTACATTTTTTGGGCGTTTCTCCCCTTAGCTCTCAGCCCCCTTTTTGTTATTTGACCAAACCTTATGACATAGATCGCCAGCTCACGAATCTCGTTGAGAAGGGACGTGATCCTGTCCGTTTTGATCCCCTTGTAGAAATACAACGCGGATTAGCGCACAGAACACTTTTGTCCTTTACTTATCTAGATGATCGTCACCAGGAATTGCCTATGTTGAAGATGTGTATTGACCGCATCTTTGAGGACTATGAAGAAATGTTGTCCGGGAACCCTATGTTCTCCAAACTACTAGATCTTCACAAGCTCTCAGATGCCGACTTTGCTCATCGTTTGATCAATGATGATTCGATCAGTTCCTTACTTGAGTCCCCCAGCGACTTCTGTGTGCCCAATGTTTCACCATCTGGGTTCCTTGACTCCTATCGCCCCGTTCAGATGTTGGTTTCGAATGAAAGAAATCGCCAACAAAAGAAAGTTATGTCTACTCTTTCTTACCGTGAATGGTGTCAAGAACACACCGCAAAACTCGCTGGCCTCTCGAAGGCCGAGAAGAAGACGCGTTATGCCTCTTACTTACAATCCACTGCTACTCGTGCTGCCGTCCCTAGCCAGGTCCGCACCACATCCGCCAAGAAGTCTAAACCCTCTGGCGTGC